CCGGGACTCTACATGTTATACCTCACAGTTTAACATGTAAGCTACTTCCAGTAGCTGAGAGCCCACCTTCGCCAATGGCGAAGGGCCCATTGGTATAAAATCCCAGTTGGGACTTATACCGATCGTTTTAGCATACCGCAACCTATCATGCCTGATAGGAAGCCGATGTGCTCGTATGACTCCCCTCAAAAAGGATAAATACGCTCCATCGATGTTAAATCGACGAGGCTTTTCTCCTCGTGGGCTTTTCACAGTACCACCAGATCTGAATTCGAGTTCGTGCGGAATTGCCACCCACCGCTTATAGCGGATCGACTGGCAATCCTTATCACGAAGTCGATTCTTCAGATAGGTATATGGTACTTTGATGCCGGCATCGTCATTTTCTCCCAATGGCACCGGATAAAACGGCACTGTCGAAAGAAGGGACTTGACTAGACTCCTTACCGGAATACCGGTTCGTGCTGTCCAATCAAGTAGACGATTAAGAAGGACAAAGCGATCCTGAACTCGGTCTATACGTTTTACGTAAACACCGCGTATGTTATGACCACGAAAGTAGTCATGACCACAGGATTCTCTGAACGATCCCTGATTAAAGGATTTACTACGGTTAACTTTGAAGCCTAATGTCTCTAAATTGGTAACAACACTATCATAGAGCTCGCGCTCAACGATAATGTCATCACCAAAGACACCAAAGCTCCCAAGTCCCTTATGCGGGTAGGATAGGTTAACACCCATCATACGCGCAGTAGTAATGACAACGCCTGCAAATAGCAGGGTCTGCAATGGAAATGTAAAACCATTACCCATCGTAGACACCATATTGAGCTCAATCAACTTCCCTTTGTAAAGGGTAGTTGGGCTTCTTAGTAGTAAGAGAAGACCTAGGAAGGTCCTATCGAACACATGGGAAACCATCGGGAGGCTGAGAGAGTCACTGGCACTTTCGAGATCGATCGTGCCAAACCTCTCAGTAACACTCCCGATACGAGCGAGCTCACGATTCTTATCGGGTTGGATACCCAAATCAAGTCCGAACTGCTTTCGCATTTCGTCCTCGATATAAGAACCGAAACCGAGCTGTAACATCATATTGATGTTAGGCTCGGTACATATGGATCGTTTAATCACGTTAGTCTTCGGGACAAACGAAAGGGAATTACCTTCAACTGTGAAATGGGACCCATAAATGGTGGAGCGATCAAGCTCCGCTGATAACCATCTGGGATCACGAGTCACAATACGGTGATAAGCCGTATAAAGTGAATCTCGAGTACATGTCAAAGGAGAGTCAAAGACCTTTGTGTAAAAGTCCGAGCCTCTCGCTTTTAACGATGCCCCTGGGCCGACCCTAAATCGATCAAGTAATTGATCAATCGTTAGGCAGCCCAGAGCCGACCTTGCCTCGAATCGCCATAGCGTAGCTTTCAGCTCCGAAATGAAGATCCGCTGCTCATCGGTTAGAGATTCGATCGTCCAAGTCTTACAGCGATCATTGATCTCCGTAAACTTGTCGAATGCACGCTGTTCAGCATCCTTCTCTTCATTAGCTACAAATTTCTTGTAGAACGAAGAAAGCATTGCACGAGCAGCGTGACCCGAAACTCCCTCGTCTTCGAGGTAGCTTGACAGATCGTTTTGAAGGTCAGAGAAAAGAGCGTCAGGGTTAATACCCATAAAGTCCTACTCCAATTGGTTTGCAAATAGCTCAAAAGGACCCCGAAAGGTCCGAAGATGCTACTCCTGTCAGAAAGCCGAGTCCTTCTAAGAGTTGGCGAATTGAGTCTACATCACCGACAGATGCTAAGGGACTGATGTCGAAACACCAGTACGAAGCACCTGAGGGACTCCTATCACAACGGCTAAAAGATTCGTGAAAGAGCAAAGAACAGACAATGGTCTGTATTCGCTTTATCAGCTTATCATTAGACGGTGAGAGAGGAGAAGATGTCTCATTAATGCGAAAGGGAAAGGAAGCCATATCTATGTCAAAATCTAAGACACAGAGAAGGTTCCAATCTAATTCCGCACTAAGAGTAAGATCACAGAAAGAAGAAAGAACTTCGATCTGAAATTCAAAGGCTCGAATCACGAACAACATATAGGGACTCCAAATAGTCTAAATAAAAGAACTATCTGCTTCTGTTTCGGTAACGGTACGAGACAATAAGGTCAAGTATAAGACTCACAACTTTCGTTATGAGATCGAATTTAAATGACCGCACTGATCAACGTATCGCCCCAACCAGCAGACTGCTGACTGAGAGCGCCAATATAGGCGGACAAACCAGCCCGCACATTGACAGCATCGGCCAAGTCTGATCCAGCCGGGACCGCAAAGGTACCGGTGAAGAGCATAACTTGGGGATTCTGTCCAGCTAACGGAAGAACTCCTTTACGGAGCCGACACGTATAGTTGTTGCGCGGGACATTACCGATTACCCCTGTCACTGGATTTGGAATCGGCGCTTGTCGAACAGACGAGGGCCGCTCAAATGTCAAAGTGAAGGGATCCGACGCAGAGTGCGCACGGCCACCAGTTTGCGTACCACCCAAGGTGGTAACAGCCCACTGTTTACCGTTCGAACCCGGCGGCGTATCGGCAACCACCGTATAGGTGGGAGAAGTAAGACCAGTTTGGGCAGAACCCGTTACTGGTGAGGTGAGGGCAATTGTCATAGGATTTTACTCCAAAGAGATTTGGGAATTAGACAAAGCGAAGTCGTCCTAAAGCAGCTATATTTAGCCACTTTAGACCCGAACCGGGAATTTCTAAGCTAACATTTGGAAAGCCTAGATTTGAACCGTCACGGGAAATGACTTTCTTCTCAATGTCCACCTTAAAGCTAGGACCTGTATCTGATGCGGTCTTATAGTAGGCTGGTAAACTGTTGAACATAGGAGCGTGCTCGCCTGACACACTTTTGGTCGTGCGCATGCGAGTAGTTCTATTGAACCAACAGAGTGTACCAGCCGGGAAAGACCATGCGTTAATTATATCTCCAATGTTGGAGAAATAATCAACGAGGAAAGAGTAAGGGATGAGTTCCCATACAGTAGGCACAAAGTCGTTCCAGGTAAAACCTAGAACTTGTTGGTGCATATGTATTGGTTTCTCAATCTCACACTTAACCTGGCCGATGATCCGACATTCCGCCGTCCCAATGGTGGGGGTGCATTTCACTAAGATTTGCAACACTCCATAACAGAGGGGGACGTACTGTCGAGAGGGCATAGGGGCATAGCCCAAATCTGCACTCTCACCTTTCTGACTTCGTACCTTTTGAAATTCGTACGGGGCAGAAGAGAGCCGCTTGAACGCCGAGTTAGCCGATTTCACATCTGAAATCAGCGGAGCCCAGCCAAAAGCGTACTCAAGCCAGGTATCCGCGAGGGCCCTTTCAACACTAGGTGTGTTACGAGGGACCTTACGGCCATCGCGCCTAGACGCCTTACGTGCTCGCTTTCGGGCGAGATCAGCGTAATCGTTTAGACCAGAGCGAATGGCCTTCGCAGGATTCCGCATCATATTAAGAGCCTGTTTAACTTCACCTAAAAATACTCCACTCTGAAAAGAGCGGATAGTATTCCAGGCGTCGTTATAAAAGCTCGACAGGGCCTGATTACGGACTCTATCTCGGAGAACCACATTTGAGAACGAGTTTAAGTAAGGTACGGTACCAGCATCAAGGATGTCTCCTCGAGACTCGTACTTAATCTCACTATAAGTACCAGGAAAGGGCGTATGTCGTTGTAAAACACCGACATAGTACCCCTTGGTATTACCTCGAATCTCAAAACGATCGCCAGTAAAGACTGTCGTCGCTGGTGCATGTGCGGCAATAAGAGATTTATAGCCGGGTAATTTTACGCCGTTCGTCTGATCCACCCAGGGTATATTACTCTGAGTAAGAATAGTCGAACTACCGTCGGGTCCCTTAGTAGAGACCACGTCGCGACGAAAAAAGACTCGGTTTTGCTCTCTATATGCCATACATGGGGCCTCCGTGGTGAGTTAGTCCAGGAAGAGGGGTCTTTGAAACAGAAGACTCACGTCGTCATTCACCTTGCATAACCTACTGCGAAATGCTAAACCGTATAAAAATATACGGCAAACCCTTACGGGAGCAGGCAGGTACAAGGGGGTCCCTCAATCACATGGAACCTTTCTCCTCTTCGGCCTTCAAAGTTCTCATTTGAATATTTGCTACTACCACCAAGATCTGCACACGAGGGAAATCCAACAAAACTCACGTTATAGTCTTCTACTTATCCCTCGTCGCCCTCTTACTCATTAGTGCCTCATTGGAGATTTGCACTAATGGTTGAGTATCGGTAGTACACTTCAGCGCCATCAATTTTCAGGGCTAATTCATTCGGCAGGTGAGTTGTTACACACTCCTTAGCGGATTCCGACTTCCATGGCCACCGTCCTTCTGTCTTTATGAATCAACCCCTTTTATGGTATCTGATGAGTGTACATTTGGGCACCTTAAC